ATAGAAAAACTATTCCATCAAATTTTGGGCAATGTGATCAAATTGAAGTTTTTGTAGCCGGATATCGATTGAAGAAAGTTCCTTATAAACTGCATGATATCACAGTGCATTTAGAAAGTCCCGAGGGCGATGTACAATATGAATCAGAATTCAGTGTTGATGGTGAAACTTCTACGGTGAGACTGACAACAGCACCCCCTGACGATACCAAGATTGTAGTTGTGAAAAAGATTGGAAAAATGTGGAGCGATCTTGACACAAGTCTAGTGGATAGCACCAACAATATCGCTAATTTTATAAAGTCAGCGCCTGGTGTTTGGCCACTATAAATACATTAATATGAGAGCAAATTATGTTTAGCAGAGATTTTTCAGGATTAAACATCGAGGGACATATCAAAATATGGTACCCCGAATCTGGTGAAATTGCCATTAATAAACGCAATGCCATTCATTATGAAAATATGAGTGTGGCATTGGCAGACAGTATTGGCAATTCAGGTCAGGGATTCATTTACGAAATGGCTTTTGGTAACGGCGGCACTGCCGTTGATCCTACCGGTATAATTACCTATTTGACTCCCAACAGTGTCGGCACTAATGCAGCATTGTATAATCAAACTTATACCAAAGTAATTGATGATAGGGCAGTGGCCAATGTTGATCCTACACGAAATAAAATTGAAACACGTCACGTAACTGGTACCAATTATACAGATGTGTTTATCACTTGTTTATTAGATTACGGTGAACCTAACGGGCAAGACGCCATTGATACTAGCAGTAATAATGAAGGCACGTTTGTTTTCGATGAACTAGGACTGAAATCATACAGCGCCACAGGTCAAAGTAAGTTACTGACACATGTAATTTTTCATCCTGTGCAAAAATCATTAAACAGATTGATACAAATTGATTATACTGTGCGTATTCAAAGTTTAACTGGTCTAAGTGAGGTAGCATAATGGCATATACTATTAAGTTTACTGAAACCGGTAACCCTCAAAAACCAGATATAACAGTTGAAGATCAAACGCTCAATCAACAATTACCTGTGACTTTTGTGGGTAAAAATTACGTTGGTTACGCACAAATTATTGCTGAGAACTTTTTACATCTTTTAGAAAATTTTGCTAAAACTTCTGCACCTACTAATCCTGTTGAAGGACAGTTATGGTATGACAACAGTGCTGGTGTGAATCAATTAAAGGTATACGACGGCACAACTTGGGCTCCTGCTGGTAGTATTAAGAAATCTAACTCTGCTCCTGCAGTTGCCAACAGCAATTTGGGTGATCTTTGGGCTGATACTGACAATCAACAACTTTATCTGTTCACCGGCAGTAATTGGGTGTTGGTTGGACCACAGTTCAGCAGTGGATTAAGAACTGGTGCCGAAGTTGAAAGTGTTGTTGATGCAAGTAACATTACGCACAGTATATTGAATTTATTTGTCGCCAACGAAAAAATTGGCATCATCAGTAAAGATGCATTTATTCCAAAATCTACAATTTCTGGATTTACTGAAATTAGACAAGGTTTTAATTTATCTAGTAAAGATTTTAACAGTAACAGTGTACCAAATAAGTTTTGGGGCACTAGTGAAAAGGCTGACTCGTTAGTAATTGGTGGAAATGCAGTATCGGCTGCTAGTTTTCTACGTGGCGACACAGCAAGTACAACAAATTTCCAGTTCAACATTCGAAACCCCAGCGGACTTACTGTTGGTAGTTCAGGTGAATTAAGTATCACCATTGACAGTAATATCCCTACATTTAACAACAAGTCCAACGGATCAGCCTTTGATTTTAAAACAGTCAACAACGGAGTAACTTCTACGGTACTGCGGATCGACAGCACACGAGCAGTTGGTATTAACAATACTGCACCTGCCGAAGCGTTAGATGTTACTGGCAACATCAGAACCAGTGACAGTTTAATTGTTGCAGGAACTACGGATTCTACCAGTTTAGTTACAGGCAGTATTAAAACTGCAGGCGGCGCAGCCATAACTAAAAATTTAAGAGTGGGTGGTAATTTCACAGTTACTGGCACATCGACCACATATCATGTGATTCCAGATGCTGACGGAACTTATGATTTAGGAACAGAACCGTTAACCGGTGGCAAAGCATGGCGTAGGATATATGCTGATCAAATGTTGTCTCAAGAATTTGTTGGTAATTTAACAGGCAGCGTCACTGGCAACGTTACAGGATCTGCGAGTAAATTAAGTTCACCTACTGTTTTTCAACTTACTGGCGAAGTTTCCAGCAACACTGTAAGTTTTGACGGACAAAGTACTGCAGGGTTTGCAACTTTCACTACTACTATCAGTCAAGATTTTTTAACCAATAGAACAGAAGCACTTACTAGTCAACTTAATGATGAAATTTTAATTAATCGTCCGGGTACAGGATTAAGAAAACTTACCAAGACAACATTGTTGCAAGGTGTAGCAACCATGCCAATTGGAACAATCATGGGCTTTGGTGGTTCAGCGCCCCCAACGGGCTATTTGTTCTGTGACGGTAGTGAAATTAGAATTGGTGATTATCCTGAACTGTTTGCAGTTATAGGCTATACATTCAAATCCACATCTTTGCTTATTGGCAGTTCTACTTTTGCACTTCCGGATTTAAGGGGAAGATTTGCGTTAGGCAGAGACAATATGGACAACGGCAACACTGTACCTAGTATTGCTGATCCAACTATATTGGTCGATGCTGGCGGTGGCAATGCAGATAGAGTAACTGATGTTTCTGCTGATACATTGGGCACAGGATCTGGTACTGCTGAAAAATCTTTAACATTGTCTAACATTCCTGATCATGAACATGATTTAAGAGCCAACGCAGGAACACAGTTTTTTGCATTTAGAAACTCAAACACTGTTATCCCTGACACTAACTATATTACTGGACAAGGTCCTACTGCAACTGGCACCGGGCAATATCTCCCAACTAGTGGCGGTATTGACACTGCTGGAAGTCTAGGGGTTGCTTTTAGTATCATGAATCCCTACATGACAGTTAACTATATCATTTACACTGGTAGATAATAAAAATGACGTATAATATTAACAAAACTGATGGATCAGTGTTAGCACAAGTGGCAGATTCTGCAATTGATCAGACCTCAACAGACATTACGCTAATTGGTAAAAACGTCAGCGGCTACGGAGAATTCATTAATGAAAACTTTGTAAAAATTCTAGAAAATTTTGCCAGTTCGACGCAACCCAATAATCCCATAGCAGGACAGTTATGGTATGATACAGCAACCGGACGTCTTAAAGTATATAACGGCACTGGTTTCGGAGTAGGAAGTGGCCCTATTGTTTCAGGATCACAGCCTACTACTTTTGTCCAAGGTGACTTTTGGATCGATAATATCAATAAACAACTATATTTTTATGACGGTGTTGATTTAACATTGGCAGGACCAATCTATAAAGACACTCAGGGAAAAAGTGGATTTGAAGTTATCACAATAGTAGACTCATTTCTAATTGAACACACTGCGGTTTTTCTATGGATAGGTAACAGTCTACTTGGAATTTTCAGCAAAGACACTGCATATACTCCGTTAAATCCTATTACGGGATTTACTGGACAAATTAGACGAGGATTTAATCCTGGTACATTAACTGGTCAGAAATTTTACATCACATCAGCAGCGGCTGATGCATTGGTATCACCCAGCGGCGCATTTAAAACTACCAGTAGTTTTATGCTCACTGAAGAAAATACCAGCACAGTAGGTACAGTTACAATTCAAAACTCTACACCGTTAATACTTGGACCTAATCAGAACAATGAAATTAGAACCAGTTTAACGCTTATAGAGCATATCAGTAATAATACTGGTCAAGATTTTAAAATTAGAACAAAAACTGGTGCAGGTTTAGAAGATGCTTTTACAATTCGTGCTACTGATCAACGAATAGGTATCTACAAATCTAATCCAGTGGCCACATTGGATGTAGGCGGTGACGTGTTTATCAGTGGCAGTTTAACAGTTAAAGGTGCCACAACTACAATAGAAACTACCAATTTAACTGTTGAAGATAGAGTTATCACATTAGCCAAATCTAGTGACAGTACTGCCAGTGAAGATTATGCAGATGGTGGCGGATTTATTGTTACAGGCACACCAAATCACTCTATGTTATGGGAAAAAGACAATGGAGTCAGCGGCGGCCAATTTAATATCAGCGATAATGTCAATTTATCAGTTGGCAAAGAAATCCGTATAAACGGTCAATTAATTATAAGTTCGACAAGTTTAGGAGCAAGTATTACCAGTGCTCCTGGTATTACCAGTTTCGGACCACAAACACAACTAACAGTTGATAATATTCTTTTAGACGGTAATACTATTTCTACTACGGACGTTAATGGTAATTTGATATTATCTCCTCAAGGCACTGGAGTTGTTAATGTTGACTCTAGCCGTATTACCAATGTTGTTGACCCTTCCGGCGCACAAGATGCCGCTACTAAAAATTCTGTAGAAACTTTTGTTAAAAGCAGAACTCTTGCAGTGACGATTGATTGTAGTGATTTTACAGTGGGCAATATTAACACTAAAGTGGCTATTATTTTAACTGAACTGCACCCGCCCGCATCTTATCAAATTGGTACACAGGCCAAAGTGCTGTGTACCAGCATTCAAGCCCAGTTTACGGCCATTGATGTAGCCAGTCAGATTTCTAGAACTTACAAAGTTGTGTTAAGTATAGACGGTTCTACACAGGAAAATGTGTTGGAAGATTTCAGCGTTGGTAGTGTACCTACTGGTAGTGCTACTATCACAGTGGCTAGACAGTTTAAAAACTTTGTAATTAATGCCAGCAGTCTTTGGTCATTTAACGGTGATGTAGCACTTCCCGCAGGACTTTGATGGGTAGTTTTGATATAAATATAGAATAAAGGGGTTTGGTAATGTCTTATAGTGTAGATAGATTTCGCGGTTCAGCAACTTATACAGTTGAAGACGGCACCATCGATAGTAGTTTAGATATCAAATTAATTGGTAAAAACTATGCCGGATATGGTGAAATTCAGAATGAAAATTTCGTGCATTTGCTAGAAAATTTCTCAGGTGCTGATGCACCTGCTCGACCATTGAGCGGACAAATTTGGTTTGACAGTTCTAACAGCAAACTTAAATTTTACGATGGTGTTAAATTTAGAACTACCGGTGGCGCCGAAGTTGGTCCCAATGCCCCTAGCGGATTGACTACTGGTGATTTTTGGTGGGACAACACTAACAAACAACTATATTCTTGGGACGGTGCCGCATTTGTTTTAATAGGTCCATTGGGCGTTTCCGGTGCCGGTACTACACAATTTCGATCTAGAAATGTGTTAGATACGTTGGGCAATAGTCATGCAATTATTGAATCTATTGTTGATGGTACTACAATTTTTATAATTTCTGCAGATGAATTTACCTTGAACGTTAGCAATGCAATTACTGGCTATAGTTTAATTAAAAAAGGAACTACATTAATTTATTCAAGTTCGGGCACAACATCAACAGATCATGTGTATTGGGGAACTGCTAGTAATTCTTTAAAACTAAACGGTTTAAGTTCTAGTGATTTTGTACTGGCCGCTGCATCTAATTATAGCGGACTTGTCAGTTTCGCAGATGTAGGATTTAGAGTAGGTAATGATAATGATTTGCGAGTCTTTGTTGCAGGCGGCGATACTCCTACAATTCAAAACCAAGTTGGCAATACTATCACTTTCCAAACTACATCAGCCAGCGTCACAGTGACTCCGCTAAAATTGGTAGCAGAAGACGTATTGCCCGGTGTAGACAACACTACTGATCTTGGTTCTACTACTTTTAAATTTGCCACGGTTTATGCAAACAGTTTTAATGGTCCTGCTACACAATCTGACAGTTTAAATGTAGGCGGAACATATCGAACAGCCGCAGTTGCTGCTACAGCCAACACTGTGGCCGTTAGAGACGCATCGGGCAATTTGGCCGCTAATATTTTTAATGGTACAGCAACTTCTGCACAATATGCTGACTTGGCTGAAAAATATTTGCCTGACGCAGAATATTCTGTAGGAACTGTTGTGTCGGTAGGCGGCTCTAAAGAAATAACGGCCAGTAGTACTGGCGACCAAGCAATAGGTGTAATTAGTGAAAATCCAGCGTTTATGATGAACAAGGATTTAGAGGGCGGAGTTTATGTTGCCTTAAAAGGACGAGTTCCTGTAAAAGTTTCAGGCACCGTGATCAAAGGACAACGATTAGTAGCGGCCAATGATGGTACTGCTGTTATTTCAGCAGCACATAATTCAAATGTGTTTGCTATTGCTCTAGAAACAAATGCAGATGCTGGTATCAAACTAGTTGAATGTGTAATATTATAAAGGATCAGTGATGCCATCTGGTGTATTTCCAAAAGTAACAGGCGAATTAATTTTTGCAGCCGATTATAATACCATACAGTCTACCATATCTTCAGTGATGGGAATAGGTGCAGGAGACGAAGGATACGGGCAAGAAATTTCCAGTAGTCAGATTGTTCCTGGTACTACTGCACAAGTTATTCAATGGTCAAGATTGCGTAACGACATGATTCTAGCCAGACAACATCAAACTGGAGTAAGTGAAAGCGGTAGTTTGGCATTGGCATCTAGTGCTATCACTATCACCAGTACATTGGCCAATCAATATTTTACTTTTGCTAATCTTATAAGATCGTCCAGATTAACATTGGCAACCACTGGCGGCAACAGTTCTACAGAAACATTGGTAAATCAAACTAGAACTGCCAGTTGGAATGGCACCTTGACACACACTGTAACAATAACTTTTCCCGGATACACCACCGGAGGATTAACAGTCAATGCAGTTAATCATGCACGAGCATTTTTTAATGGCGGCGGCCAAATTTTAATCAGTGCAGCAAAAAGCGGTGGATCTACTTCAGCACCTAAAAATATCACGTGGACTACAATGTTAGGAAACGGCACTACTCCTAGTGGATTTGGTACTATATCTTTTGATCATACTTCTACTACTACAGTTGCTGGTACAGCATCGGCTGCAGGCACAACATACGGTATTGGATGGTATGATCTGTCTACAAGTAATCAACTGATTTTTAACAAAGCCGCACCTGCAGGCGATTACTCTGCTAATGATTATGAAGTGTATGCTCGTAGAGATGCAGGGTCTACGCAACTAATTCTCACTATTCAATTTAAAGACGATGCAGGCGGTACCGTTGACGAAGATATTGATGGTAATTTGCAAAGTTTAATTCGACAAGTTCGCCCGTCGGGCTCTAATGTGTCAGTACCTACTCCTACAGCATCAGGTACTGGTCTTCTTTAATCAAAACAAATCACCCACTATTTTTTTCTAGATAATTACTTGTAACTATCTAGGAAATTTCTATGGATGAACGCTTAGAAAAAGCATTTCAAACAGCCAATTTTATGGCTACTTTAAATCTTTCACGTAAAACAGCACTGGAAGAATTTAAACAAAATTTAATATTTTACCAAAACGGTTGCAGTTTTACTGCAGACCTTGATATGATTTCTAAAATTCACGCATTGTCTTTGCGTAATAAATCTGCAATCATTATTGACAATAACAATATTCCTATGGAGATTGTTGACCTGTCTCAGTTTTTAGATCAGTGTTTAATTTTGTACAAAAAAGAATCTGAAAAATATTTGGCCAAATATAACAACATAAAAAAACAAAGAAATATTTCTAATTTAATTAATCTATGACTAAAGGTTTTTTAATTTTTGCTCAGAATAATTCTGATGTTGATTATTGCAAGATAGCAACTTTCTGTGCTCGTCGGCTTAAAAAATATATAGACATGCCGATCACACTGGTAACTGACAGCAAGGAATGGTTATTGACTAGCCAGCCAGATGCTGCTGAATTATTTGATCAAATAATTACAGCATATACTGACACTACACAGCAACGCCGATTTAGTGATGGTTCGTTATACAGTAAACAATTAGTTTGGAAAAATCTTTCTAGAGTAGAAGCATACGATCTAAGTCCCTATGACGAAACAATTATTTTAGACAGTGATTATATTGTGTCGTCAGATTATTTGGCACATCAATTTAAACAAGAAAATGACTTGGCATTATTTAAAAACAGTCACGATTTAGCACAATGGAGAAACACAGAATCATTTGAATTTATCAATGATCAAAGTGTTCCCTTCTATTGGGCTACAGTGGTGTTTTTTAGAAAAAATAAATTTACAGAATCATTTTTTGAGTTGTTAAAACACATTAGAAAAAATTGGAATTATTATAGATTGCTGTATAAAATTGATTCTAAAATGTATAGAAATGATTTTGCATTCAGTCTTGCAATCCATATGATGAATGGAAATATTGATCATCCCATAGTGTCAGTTTTGCCTGGCAAAAAGTTTTATACTCTAGACAAAGATGTAATGATTGACATTTCGGATGACACGTTTAAATTCTTGTTAGAAAAAGAAAAATATCTAGGCGAATACATTGCCTTAAAAACTCAAGGAATAGATGTGCATGTCATGAACAAGTATAGTTTGTTGAGGTTAATCGATGACGGAAAATAATCAAGGATTTTTTGTTGTAGCACAAAATTCTTTAGATTGTGACTACATTAGACAAGCATATTATCTTGCCAAGAGTATTGAGCGTAGTCAATCAGCAGTGAAAAAAATATCACTGATGACTAACGATACAGTGCCTGCAGAATATGTTTCTGCCTTCGATAAGATAATTAAAATTCCATTTGAAGACCATGCACTAAACAGTGAATGGAAAGTACAAAATAGATGGAAGGCATATCATGCTACACCGTATGAGAAAACTATCCTACTAGATGCAGACATGTTGGTGTTATCAGATTTAGATAATGTTTGGAAAAAATTACAAGATAAAAATCTATACTTTACAAGTCAAGTTAAAAACTTTAGAGGAGATGTCCTCATCGACCGAGTTTATCGAAAAACATTTATTGAAAACGAACTACCTAATTTGTATAGTGGATTTTGTTATTTTAAAAAATCAGACGAAAGTTTAGAATTTTGGAAAACAGTTGAATTTATAACATACAACTGGGAAAAATTTTATGGAGAATTTAGTCCCAAGAATTATCAAAAATTTTACAGCCTTGATGTTACAATAAGTATTGCGGCTAAAATTTTAGCACTTGACAATTGTTTTGATGCAAATCAAATATGCAGTTTCACACACATGAAATCATTAATACAAGGATGGCACAGTGTTCATCCTGATTGGACCAAAGTTGCACAAGTTGAAATAACTGACGCCGAGACAATCTATATCAATCAATTCAAACAAACTGGGGTGTTGCATTATATAGAAAATTCATTTTTAGAAGATTATATCAATCATGCTGGCTGAACACGACGACACAATTATCACTGACGAAGAAATTCAAAGAATTGTCAACTCTACTGAGAGCAATGGTCTTTATAAGATATATTTTGACAATAACAATGGTGATATTTTATCTATTACCAACGAAGTCAATTCGGCATATTCTCATTACATAGAAGTTCCATCTACGGATGTTGAAGATTTTCTAAGTGGTAAAGTAAATTATTCTACTTACAAAATATCGTATACTAGTCCTACAGAATCCAAGATTGTGCAAAAAGACGCACAACATGACGATCAGCGAGTGTTATTACAAATTCCAGTGTTGAAATCTTTTGTCGGTGCATTATCTATTAAGAATAATATCAGTACCAAACAGTGGGCATTCAAACTCAACGAAGAAGAAAAATTGCACATAAAAAAATACAAAATTAATTCTCAGTTAGAGTTCTATGTAACACTTTTAAAGAATGCCAGTTTCTTAATACGTACAATTAAAATTGACACTATTGATTTGGCATACAATGACACTGTATATATAGATCATGTCACATTGACAGAACAATCGTCGAATAAAATAAAATTTTATACTAAACCATTTTTCAAATCATATGGGTTGATCACACCATGAGCCAAACAGTTAAAATTCTTGATTACGACATTATCTATCTCAGTTATGACGAACCAAACGCTGAAAAAAATTATGCAGACTTGTTGACAAAAGTGCCCTGGGTCAAGCGTGTACACGGAGTCAAAGGTAGCGATGCTGCTCACAAAGCCTGTGCAAATCTAAGTGAAACAGATCGTTTTGTCACAGTGGATGGTGACAACATCATACGAGAAAATTTCTTAAACCAAGAAGTTAACTTTGATCAACACAAAGATTTATCAAAGTGCGTTATATCGTGGGCAGGATATAATGTGGTTAACGGGTTGATGTACGGCAATGGCGGATTAAAGTTGTGGCCTAAACAGTATGTGTTAGACATGAAAACACATGAAAACGCACCCGCCGATGATCCTAATGCACAGGTAGATTTTTGCTGGGATGCAGAATACATTCAGATGAATAGTTGTTTCAGTGATGTATATAACAATGCCAGCCCCTTTCAAGCATGGCGTGCAGGATTCCGTGAAGGTGTAAAGATGTCATTAGAAAGAGGTGTTCGTTTAGAAAACAGAACATTCAAGACCAGCATACATTGGAAAAACATGCAACGTCTGTTAGTGTGGCTTAATATTGGAAAAGATTCTGACAACGGCGAGTGGGCTATATTAGGAGCTCGTCAAGGTTGCTATATGACTAATTGCACTGATTGGGATTACATACAAGTTAGAGACTTTGAATACTTGACAGATTTCTGGAATGAAGAAGTTAACGGCATGACAACAGAAGAATTATCTGCTAAGATTGTTTTTTATGGTAATGAATTAAAGAAAAGATTGGATCTTGAAATTTGCGATTTAGACGCAGATGCTAGTAAATTCTTTAAAGGTGTGTTTAAGAATTCTAGCAGATCAAATTATGGATTTTTGGAAAAAGAATGACTGATATTTTTTATCAAAAAAACAGTAGAACTGCACCAATAATACTTGAAAAGTACCCTGATGCAATTCCTGTAAACTCTATTGAAGATTGTTACTCTACAAAATATTGCTGGTATGTTGACTTTGATGTAATACTTAATGAAAATTTTAATCCAGCATATAATATAGAAGAATGGGATGAAACCTATATACATCAATTTGAAAACAATGGTATTAAGGGCATATATTTAATACCTTACAGATATAAATTTAAAAAGGATCGTTTAGGAGAATTTGAGAATAAAAAAATTATTGCAACTAGTGAATTTTTTTATACTGTTAATTACGATATTTTCTTTTTAAGTTGCGGTGAACCGTTTGCCGACAAACATTTTGAATTATTAAAAAATCGATTTCCTGTTGTTCGTAGAATTGATGGGGTAAAGGGCATATATGCAGCCCACAAAGTTGCCGCAATTAAATCAAGAACTGAGCATTTTTGGGTTGTAGATGCTGATACATTAGTGTTAGATGAATTTAATTTCAATTTTAAAGTCGACCCGGTAGAATTTGATGTTGTACATATATGGCACAGCAAAAACGATATCAACGATGTAATTTACGGCAATGGCGGAATCAAACTATTACCAAAATTTTTATTTGATATAGAGCATACTAACAAGATTGACATCACTACAGGTCTTAGTGATCAGATAAAAATTCTATCAGACTTGGCCAGCATACATTGTATTGGCAAAACTCCTTATATTGCCTGGCGTACTGGATTTAGAGAAGCAGTTAAATTAACATTACAAGATAATGCTGACAGTCAACAACGATTACAATCGTGGATGACAAAAGGTCTTTCTAAACCTAATGGTGGATATGCAGTGTTAGGAGCCAAGGCCGGCAACAAGTATGCGCTATCTAATAGTTTAAACAAACTAAAAATAGCCAAAATAAATGACTATGCATGGCTGCATAGTCAGTTTAAAGAAGCATATCCTAAATTATTTATTGCTCACTGAGCAATTTTTTAGCCAGCGGAAATATCTTGCTGATTACCACTGCACACTCTCGAGCAATTTCCATATGCTCTTTCTGTGTGCCATTAGAACTACGCAGTTCAATATAATGAATCCATGAACGTAAAGTTCCATTCATATACATGCGACTCATTGTAAGTCCTTCTGGTAATAGCGCACGAGCCTGTTCTTTAGCAATACCGTTGGTAATGGCCCACTTGTATTCTTTCTCAACAGTGTACAATACTCGTTTTTGAGCACGTTCCCATTCAATAGCCAGTAGACGTTGGCTTTCGTTGTTCATATCAAACTCAACACTGTTTTGTCGATTCTTTGTGTCCTGGAATCGTGCTTCACGAACGACAAACGCCTCAGACATTTCTGCTGTGGGATCAGCGTATCGTTGACTGAATTCTTGAAACGAAAAACTTCTATGGCGTAAAATTTGTCGTGCAATGTCTCTAGTAGTTTCAATTTCTAAACACATACTGACCATCTCGAGAGGCGACCAGTGCTGGTGTTTGATCAAATAGCCAATCAATTTTTCACTGGTTTCTGTGTTAAATTGATTAGCAGGGTTACTTACACGGGCGCAATATGCTACAAGATCTTGTGCATCATTGATTTTTAGTTGCTGGAATTCAGCAGTTGGCTGACTATGACTTACCAGTTGTACTTTCACAATTTTCTTTTCTTTAAAAATTTACCCGTGATCTTTAGTATATCACGTTTTACTTTTTCTGTATCTAATTTAAAATCGATGTTACTAATAGCATCATCGTATGCAGTGAAAAATTCTTGTAGTTCTGCTTCTACTTTCGAAGTGTCATTGCCCCTAAGTTTTGATCTCACAGAGATACTCCAGGATCTGCCGTCTTTAAAACTAATGAGTATTGAATCCAAATATCTTATTGGAATAACTTTTAAATTAATTTCACCAAAAACTTCAGGCCAATGATCTATCACTTCTTTAGGCAAAGTTTTTTTTAAAATCACTTTTCTTTTGGATCTAATTCCAACGCCATTTTTCTAAGTTTAGCCGCTTCTTTATACAAGCGATCTGCCTCGCTTCTATATTTGGCTGCACGTTCTTCAGTAGTCATATGCTCTTCGTTTTTTGGAGGAGTAATATCTTTTACTTCTACAATTTCTTTTACATCTGCTTCCGGAGATTCGGGTTTGATATGTAGATCATCAATGGCAAGACCACGCTGTTCAGCAATCAATGCATTGAGTTCGTCAAGATCAATGCTTTCACTCAGTGTGGGTGTCATTGAGATATCACTAGTAGGAACACGCATCATGCGGCCCTGCGTATGTAGTGCTGCCAACATAGTTGATCCATCGGGAAAATTAGTCCTACTTAATACATCAGCCAATTCATAACTATCCTGTGCTGAACTAGATTCTACCAGTTGAATCAGTGCATCGTGATAACTATCTGGTAAATTTTCAGTAGGAATAATAACGGCATGATATGCATCGCCTGGCAGTGTCCGATAGGCCACAAGGCACTTTTTGCCTGTGGCTTTGACTCTGCCTACATGTTTAAGTTCAACCATTTGCTGGTCCTTTTTGTGCGGAATTTAAAAAATTCACTAGTTTATTGTATGTTTGTCCTACCAAAACCATTTCACTGGGTTTAAAGGCACCGCGTGTGCTAGCAACATCGATGATCATTTTCATAGCATTGAGATCGCTAATATTCAAATCGTTGTCGACCGGTGGCGCAGTACCTTCTGGTGGAATTGGTTGTTGTGTTGGTTCTTGTGTTGTGTTTTCAGTCATGAGACATCTCCTTTACTTTAATTATCTATGTACTAAATGAGGGCAGGCAAGTTTGAAAAAACTTAATTCTTTTTCAACTTCGAATCCAATTTTATGAATATATTCAATGGTATTGTTATGTAGCGCAAGTCCGTCGCCTGTAAAATATCTTCCTTTAAGATGACGATAAATCCAGTCATCTATTTTTTTTAAATTGGTAGTTGAAACTTCGTCTGTGTAAAAAAAATGATGTGCTGGAAATTGCACACGTCTAATATCAAAAATATTTAGAGGATTTACTTTGAGTTTATTCATTTGATGCCAATAATCATATGTCTATTATAAGACATATTCTTAAATTGAAAATTCATTGTTCCAGAAAATTTTAAATTTTTTACTGGATATTTATTGATGAAATGTTCTAAGGATTCGGGTCTTGATACATGATCGTCTATTACGAGATCATTACCTTGCAGTAACACCAAGGTGCCTTTGTCAATATTTTCAAACCAATTGTTATTATCAAAATGCTCTGTACTAGTGTTAATTACACAATTTATTTTTTCTTGTGCATAGATTACATTATTAGCATCGAACGGATAGGCACGAAATTTCCAATCTTGGAGTTCCCACGAATTGTTAATTTTATTGGCATTGTAAGAAACAATGGGATCTAAATCTATGCTCCTGCAATATTCAATAGCAATGTTTTTTCTAACTGACAGAATAAAATGCAAAAGAGAATACCAACCCCCGAGTACATACATTCTCAGCGGGCCGATATCGAGATCGTTAACGATCGATTCTAATTGTTCAGCGGCCCAAATCTTACTTTCAATTTGACCCGCTGAAAACGCATCCGCATCAATCTTCAGTAACTGTGTCATAGTATGCTACAGTGCCAAATGGCGGAACAATTGAGTCGTTACCGTGGATGACAAATACAGTGTCACAGTAGTTTTCGTCACCCCATGACCCATAAGGATATCCGTCGGTAAACATGATAAACTTCTTGGGATTAATATCATGTTCTTTCATATAATTCCAGTTACAATCAAATTCTGTACCACCACCGCCTTGGATATCGTAGTCTAAAAGATCACTGCCACCGTGAGCATCGAAGTCCTGTTCATTGTATACTCGAGTATCGAAAGTCCACAATTTAATTTTGTAATCTTTAAATTCTTCCATAATGTTTTTAATCTCGCCAAGAAAGTCTTGTGCCATCTCGTTCGAAATAGAACCACTCATATCAAGACTGACGGCAATGTCAATTGTTTCGAGATAATTCATACCTGGCAGGATGGCACCAACATGCCATCCCTTACGACTGGGTCGGGCAAATGTATAGTCATTACGGATAGTGCTTTGAATTTGCTGACGAATAATTTGCCGCCAATTCATTTTAGACTCAGTCATGTCCTTAATCAATCGAGCCACAGATGACGGAATATTACCAGCACCTGCCGCACTCGCAGCCTGCATCACTGCATCCTTGACCTCGTCTCGAATTTTGCGTAATTCTTCTTTGCTATGTTGAGGTCGATCAGTGCCGTCACTGTCCTTTTCCCAATCAATGTGTTCGTCTAACAGTTGACCCAATGCGGCAAGACTTTTCTCATCTTCTTCATCGTAAATTTCGTCGTATACTTGCTCGCAACTTTTACCGTAATGTTTAGGATCGTGGAAAATTTTAATTTTAGGAGGAACTTCGCCAATTTTATCACGCACCAATTGTCCATTGACACAGTAGTCGGCGGCGGCATTCCAGATGCTTCGATTGCGACCTTCTACACGAGTCATGTGATCAAAAACATTGTGCAAAATTTCATGTGCAATGACAAATTCTACTTGTTTTGGAGTAAGATCTTGGAAAAATTGTCGACTGTAAAATAATGATCTACCGTCAGTTGCGGCAGTGTTACACCATTCGCTACCATCTACAATTCGCAAACGAGTAGCCATGTTACCAAAAAATGGATGACGTAGCAGTAGACCAATCCGAGCCACAACAATTTTATCGACAATGGGATCTAATTCAGACATAATTGCTCCTTTGTATAATGTATATATTATAACAGGACCCTAAGGTCCTGTCAATTGATTTTGAACTAGATCAGCGGCGCTCAGTTGCCTGACTGATGTACTTGCCATATTTGGCATGGAAGGCATCAAAGCAGGTAATTTCATCCGGATCCAGCGGCAGTTGATATTGGGTCAACGCAAGTTTAGTACCCATAACAACCAATTCAGTTTCAAAATTATTCATCATAAATTCAAAGAAACAATTGACTTGATTGTTCCAATCTTTGGCATTTTTATCAGCCGCATCTTTGAGTTCATAACACAATGACACAGTTAATGAGTACATGGCGGAAATTTCCTTAGTATCCATTTTCTTGACTTTGCCTTTGAGAATGTCACTAGGATTAGGCAGTTTACCCGAAACCTTACGGTGTGCCATAAACTTGATGGCCAGCCCTTCTCCAACACCGCCCGAAATCAAATCTGCCAAAGTGTTTTCGTCACCGTCGTCGTCTGCCAACAGATCAGATATAAATGTCCAACTACGTGGTGTAGCAAATGACCTGCTGTTACTTTTTGGATCAAAGTCATACAGATCTTTTTTGGAGAATTGCAAAAATCCTGCAACATCCTTGTGAATTCGATTGGCAGTAGCCCATTCGAACCAATCGTCAAAATCCACTTTCATCTCCAAGTGAATAAAGCGGTTAGCCAACGGAGCAGGCATACGATAGGTAACACCCTTGTCTGCTTCACGGTTACCAGCCGCAACAATGAGAACATTATCGGGCAGTTTGTAAGTACCAACTCGACGATTCAACACCAATTGATAAGCCGCCGCCTGTACAGCAGGAGCAGCCGAATTCATTTCGTCCATGAAAAGAATCACGTTTTTATATTGACTTGCCATCTGCTCGTCTGGCAGTTCTGATGGCGGAGCCCATACCATTTTGTTGACAGTTGAATCAAAGTAAGGAATACCCTTGATGTCTGTAGGATCCCATAGACTCAGTCGAATGTCAATTACATGAGCATCGATAGTTTTGCCAATCTGATGAACAATCTCGCTCTTGCCAATACCCGGGGGGCCCCACAAGAATAGAGGACGATTATGTTTAAATGCTTTTTGGACGGCACGTTTAGCGGCTTTGGGTCCTACTGTGCGGGTGGATACTTCTGACATACTGGCTCCTTGTAAAAACTGTTTAAGTGTTACTATTGTATAGCAAAACACGGAGCCCGTCAACTTATTTTGGCTAAGTCTCTTCGGATTTTTTTTGTTTGTTTATGGCTTTGATTAGTCCATATTTTCGGATATCGTCGGAAAACATGTAAAGTTCAAAAGATTTTTTTTCTGAAAAAACGGTTAGACTTGCATAATCTAAAAAATATGGACAATCCAAAAATTTGTCCAAAAATATTATAATTTGGGGACTTAACTCAATTTGATCTGTAAATGGAACTTCGTAGGACGCTAGTTCTAATATGTCAGTTAAAAACTCAAATCCCTTGTCTGTTAGGCGCAGTCCGCCTTCTTTTTTGGTTCTAGTGTTGAACCACCATGTGTGTTTGTACAAGCGAATATTTGCAGGGTCAACACTTTTGCCCCACTCTTTTAAGAACATTTTGGTATAAAGTTCTTGAGTAATCATTTAAGTATAGTGCCGCTGGTCAGCACTGCTACAGTAAAATCTTGACATTGAAATTGACTGTTCAATTTTTTAGCAAGATTAACAGCATGCCCAGGATTACTGAAACTAACTTTCTTATACTTGGGTCCGGGATAGTTTACAAGACTGTTAAAACTTTTTAAATTAAAAGGTTTATCTTTGTAAAAAACAGCCCAAATGGCTTCAGCGTCGAGTATTTGCTCGCACTTATAATTCTTTTTGTTGACGTATTCTAGTAATATACGCGGTTTAGGTCTACTCATAGATTCTCCATAAACTACGTACATATTTATCTACTGTTGATTAGAAAACCCGCCCCCGTCCAATTGCACAGTAACAGTGTCGCCGGTGCTTTTTTGTAGATTTTTCAACAACGATTCGTAGTCTTGATTGACTTTGCTAAGAATTTCAGCCAATGCATAAGACAACAATTTTGCATTCTTTATGTCTATTCTAATCTCTTTTTGCTGACCGATATCTGCTGCTTTTATCTGTTGTATTAGAGACGTTATGGGATAGGTATTAATCGGGTTTGACATTGCTCAACACCTGTCGTAATTCCAGTTCTGTTCGATAGGGTCCTTTGTAAGGATATCTTTCTACAGTGATTAACTTGGGACAAAAACTCTTGACCCACCCTTTGTTAAACTGGATGGCATAATATCCTGCACAATATAGACTTTTGCTTTGAGAACTTTTGGTATACAATGGCAATTTTCTCTGAACATCGTACATGGCATTATATGGCCTAGACGCCGATGGAAAAGTGTGTACGTCATTGTCCTGTGCTGTAGTTGGTCCACTTTTGATTTTAGATTGAAAAAAATCTTTGCCAAATTTTCTTATTAGATCATCTTTTTTATTAAATGTGGCTTCGCCCGTTTTTGAACTCAACATAAATTTGTTGTTTTCTTTTTTGTGCAAAGTGGCTACTTTTTCTCCATCTTCTTCGACTATCCAAAATTTACCATCTACAATGGGTTTTGCTGTTATATTCATTTATTTTTCATTCCCTTGGTTACGGCACTATTCATACCGATGATTTGTCTGATACATATTTTGCTTGAAATGGTTGAGCATACTGCTGAATATTGTCAGCAACTCGTTGTAAGTCAAACAGATTACAAAATTTCAACAATCTAATTCCTACCTGATCTACATTTTTAGGATCTGTTGTCTGCACATCTATAGTTTCTTTAATTATAGTCTTGATTGCTGTTGGCTGTGCAGTTAAATCAATAAGTTGTACATTGCGATTATAATCGTCTAACACCTTGTGCTCTTTACCCTCGTGGTCTACCCAACGTTGCAACATGAGATTGTTCCACGCGAATCCTTTGCTGTTACGATCTTCGAATGCTTCTTTCATTTTGGTTTTACGCACTCCGGGATATGCACTAAACACATTGTCACTGGTGTCACCTCGAATACATTTTTCAAATAGCAGCCATTCTGGATCGGGTATAGACTTGGGTTCTTTAGTCTTGGAATCCACAACCGGTCGACCTTTTTTGTCAAATATACCAGTGTGTGTAGTCAACGTTTCTGCAACACCGTTATATTGTTTTACATTGGGCGCAATCAATTGCACGAAGTCGCTATCGGTCGAGATAATAACA